TGTAATGATTTTTATATCAAAACCATCTGTATACACATTACCAGGCACATGGGAAAAACAAGATGCTATAATTCATCATTTAAACCTAACTCCTGATCAAGGATTGATTTTATTTTTTGGTCTATTGCTTTTGGGTTTAGTTGGATATGGTATCTACATGACCTTTGGAGCAGGTAAGAAAAATCTAAGAGATGCTATTGATGAACATGCTAAAATGCATGAACTGGGCATTGCACATGGACATGGTGGAAGCAAAGATGCATATGAAATGTCTGGTAAACTTGAACATAAACATGATTAAATTATGAGTTACACATCACCGCCACCAATGTGGCAAGAAAAAAGACGCAACCAAGTGAAGTCTAAATTTTATTATATCTTTTGGGGCGTTGCAACAGTATCTGTTGTCTTAGGACAAGTATATGTTGGTTCTGGGTATAGAAGTTTTGCTAGATCATTGAATAGAATCTTTGATACCGTTGAACTAGAAGTAAGTCGAGAGAGTCCTAGATTCTATTGAGCATTAAAAAACCCTCTATACAGAGGGTTTTTGTTTATTCTGTTTTATTTCTACTTTACACTAGCATCTCCTTGCAGATACGTTTACACGATCCCTGCTCATCTTCACACTCTATTAGGCAATCGAAATAGTCATTGATGGCATCTTCTTCAGATTCATCGTAACTCCAGTCTACTAGTTGATTGTATGAGATGACGTTATGCATTGTTTGATCCTAACTATGGACTCATAATATAGAGGTTTGGGTTCATCTTTAGTATCCCCAATTCTGAAACTATTTATGTGTTGAAACACTAAAAAACACTAGGTACTTTACCAAAATTAAAAATATGAAAGAACAAATACTTAAGATGTTAAAGGAAAAAGCTTATCGTAAAGGTGAGTTTACTCTTTCATCTGGTAAGTCAAGTGAACACTATGTGAATTGTAAACCAGTGACACTTAATGGTGAGGGTTTATATTTAATATCTAATCTGATGTTAGATAATATTAAACCAGATGTTGTTGCAGTTGGTGGACTGGCACTAGGTGCTGATCCTTTAGTATCTGGTGTTGCTATGGCATGTTACCAACAGTGGAGACCATTAGATGCTTTGATTGTTCGTAAGAAAGCGAAGGGTCATGGTACACAACAATGGATAGAAGGGCCTAAATTACCAGAAGGATCTAAAGTAACTGTACTAGAGGATGTAGTAACTACAGGAGAATCATCCATACAGGCAGTGTTGAGATTACGTGATGCTGGTTATGTAGTAGATCGTGTTGTATCTGTTATTGATAGACAGGAAGGAGCGATTAATGCTATGGACTCTGCTGAAGTTGAATTAATTAGTTTATTTAAATTGGAGGAATTGGTATGAACAGGCAAGATGAAGGAGATCTCATTGCAGAACTTCTATGTATTACTGGTGAGTTAGGTGGAAAGATGAGGAGGTTGGATTGTTATGAAAGTACAGGTCGCCGTTATAAGAAAATTGTGATAGAATATGATTCAACTGAGTATGAAAGAAATGAGATTTAAAGCACTTGTCCATGTCAGATTGAGAGGATCTGTATCAGATGCTGCTGGTAATGCAGTGATGAATAACACTAAAAGGATTGCTCCTAGACTAGAACCTCATTTGTTGAGGATTGGTAAGGTTATTGATTTTTGGTTTGATGCAGAGAGTGAAGAAATAGCAAGAGAAGATATGGATCTTCTATCAGATAGAATGCTTGCTAATACTGTGATAGAGGATTGGGAATATAAATTAGAAGAAACTGAAGAAACTGGAATAGGAAATATATCAAATGATAATGCTGGTACATCAAAGCATTCTATATTTGACGCATAATGAAGATAGCAATTATAACCGACCAACATTTTGGTTCTAGAAAAAATTCAAAACATTTTCATGATTACTTTCTAAAGTTTTATAATGATGTTTTCTTTCCTACGATAGAGAAGGAAGGTATTACTACTATTATTGATATGGGTGATACTTTTGATAGTAGAAAAGGAATAGATTTTTCTGCTCTTGCCTGGTCAAAGATAAATTATTTTGATCGTTTAAGAGATCTGGGATGTGAAGTTCATACAATTGTTGGGAATCATACAGCATATTATAAGAATACTAATGAAGTGAATGCAATTGATTTATTACTTCGTGAGTATGATAATGTACACATATATTCAGAAACAACTCCTATAGAAGTGGGTGGATTGAGTATTCTTCTTGTTCCTTGGATTAATAGTGAGAATGAAGAAAAAACTTTATCGATGATTAATAAAACAAGTTCTCCTGTTTGTATGGGCCATCTTGAGTGTAAAGGATTTAGAATTCATCGTGGGTATGTGATGGAACAAGGAACTGATGTTAAGGTTTTTGATAAGTTTAAGAGAGTTTATTCGGGTCATTATCATACTAGATCTGATGATGGAAAAATTTTCTATCTAGGAAATCCTTATGAGATGTATTGGAATGATATAGGTGATACTAGAGGTTTTCATCTTTTTGATACAAAGACTTTAGAGCATACTCCTGTAGATAATCCTTATCGAATGTTCTATAATATTTACTATGAAGATACTAATTATCAGACATTTGATACTCGTGAATATGAAAATAAAATTGTAAAGGTAATTGTTCGTCAGAAGACTGACCTTAAGAAGTTTGAGAGATTTATTGATAAGTTATATAATTCAAATGTTCATGAACTTAAAGTTATTGAAAATTTTCAACTGGAGGAAAATGAAGATTTTGAAGCTTTTGAGTCTGAGGATACTCTTTCAATATTGAATAGGTATGTAGAGGAATCTGAAATCGATCTTGAGAAGTCAAGAGTGCAAGAGGTTCTTCAAGGTGTTTACAGGGAAGCATGTGAGATGGTATAATGTACATCTTGACAGTTCATGGTAAAGAAGAGGAAGGTGCATACTCTGTTCAAAATGAACATGGTGGTCACGTTCTTTATTTGTTTGAGCAGGAAGATGATGCCTGTAGATATGCTATGATGCTAGAACAAGATGAGTATCCTGAAATGCATGTGCTTGAAGTTGACCCCGATATGATGGTGGGGGTTTGCGAATCTCATGGATATGAGTATACTGTTATTACACCCAATGACATTGTAATTCCTCCGAAGTCTAATCACGATGATTTTATTTGAAAGTATACGATGGAAAAATTTCTTAAGCACTGGTAATCAATTTTCTGAGATTAGTCTTAATGGTAATGATCAAACAACTTTAATCATTGGCTCTAATGGTAGTGGTAAGAGCACTGTATTGGATGCATTAACCTTTAGTCTTTTTAATAAACCATATCGTAAGATTAGTAAATCTCAATTGGTCAATTCTACTAATGAAAAAGATTGTAGAGTAGAGTTGGAGTTTTCAATAGGAACTACTAGTTGGAAAATAATTAGAGGAATAAAACCAAATATATTTGAAATTTGGCGAGATGATAAGTTATTGGATCAATCATCATCTGCAAATGATCAGCAGAAATGGTTAGAACAAAATGTTGTTAAGATGAATTATAAGTCTTTTACCCAGATTGTAATTCTTGGTAGCAGCACTTTCATTCCTTTTATGCAATTGACTGCACCTAATAGAAGAGATGTTATAGAGGATCTTCTTGATATTCGTATCTTTACTGCAATGAATAATATTCTTAAGGATAAAATTCGTGTAGTTAAAGAGGATGTTAGAACTTTAGATTTAAAGAAAGAATCTCTTAACGATAAAGTGGATATGCAACAGAAGTTTATTGATGAAATAGAGAGCCGTGGTAAGCAAAGAATAACAGATAAAGAAGGTAAGATTAAAATTTTAAATATTGAAGTTGATACTCATATTGAAGAGAATGATCATATACAAGTTGCTGTTGATGAATTTGTAAAAGAACAGAAAGAGGTTAGTGGTTCTGGAGAAAGGTTAGTAGAACTTAATAATTTTAGAGGTAAGATATCTCAAAAGGTAGCGTCTATTACTAAAGAACATAAGTTCTTTACACAAAATACAGTTTGCCCTACCTGCACACAATCTATAGATGAAGACTTTAGAATAAATAAAATCGACGATGCTCAAACTAGAGCACATGAGTTGCAAACTGGTTATCAAGAACTAGAACAAGCAATTAAAGAAGAACAAGAGCGAGAGCGTCACTTTACCCACTTATCTGAGGAGATTACTAAACTAACGCATGGCATTTCTAAAAACAATACTAGAATTTCTGGATGTCAACGACAGATCAGAGATTTGGAATCGGAAATTCAAACAGCTACCGAACAACTTGAAAACCGAAGTGTTGAGCATGACAAGTTAGTAACATTTAAAGAGAATCTACAGGAGACCTATGATCACCTAGTTTCTCATAAAGATAAAATCAAATACTATAACTTCACTTATGGATTATTGAAAGATGGTGGAGTTAAGACTAAAATCATCAAGAAGTATCTACCACTGATAAATCAGCAAGTAAACCGTTATCTACAGATGATGGA